CTCACCAGCAACAAGATTGCCAGAAGTTGGAGCCGCAGAAGCTGTCGTGCTGTAGTACAGCGATATTGGGGTATAGCCTGTTTGTGCCATTAGAAAGTACCTCCTGAGATTCCTGCCCACACGGGAGCACTTGCACCCGCTGATGTTAATATCTGGCCTGCTGTACCTGCTGCAGTGTATGCATGAGCAGTTCCAGTCCCATATCCTGCACCACCGGCGGTTGCCGTAGCAGTTGAGTTAGTGCCGCCGTTTGCAATGGGCAATGTGCCTGTGACTCCAGTGGTTAGTGGCAGGCCCGTTGCGCTAGTCAACGTACCGCTGCTCGGCGTACCCAGAGCGCCGCCATTGACTACGAATGCCCCAGCAGTGCCTGTATTCACCCCGAGCGCGGTAACTACACCAGTGCCTGTTGTGGTGGTTGCAGGAGCCGCTCCGGCACCGCCACCAATAACTAAAGCATTGGCCGCAAGAGCCGCCGAGGTTGCCCATGTAGTTGTCCCAGAAAAGTAGGGAATCCCACCGCTTGTCCCGGCAACCGTCAACGCCAAAGTGCCGCTGGTCGTAATTGGTGAGCCAGACACCGAAATGATGCCGCCCGTAAATGATTGGGCAACGCTCGTAACCGTGCCACCACCACCGGAAGTGGCAACTGTGATTGTTCCGTTGCCGTTGGTGATGGAGATGCCAGAGCCTGCCGTCAACGTGGCTTTTGAAAGCGTGTTTCCTGTCGTGTTGCCGATTAAAAGCTGACCATTTGTGTAGGTCGTCTGACCCGTACCGCCATTAGCTACTGCCAAAGTACCGGCTAAAGTGATTGCGCCTGATGTTGCAGTGCTTGGCGTGAACCCTGTTGTACCGGCACTAAATGTTGTTACACCACCCGCTGCGCCACTTGAGGCCAAGGTAATTCGACCCTGCTGGTCAACTGTAATATTTGCATTTGTATAAGCACCCGGCGTAACAGCGGTATCTGCAAGAGAGATTGTGCCCGTGGAGGTGATAGGCCCACCAGTGAGGCCAGTTCCAGTGGAAATAGAAGTAACGCCAGAGCCTGCTGCAAATGCAGTCCAAGCGCCGTTGTAGCCCTCAAACAAGCCTGTCGTGGAGTTGTAGCGAATGTTGCCTAGCGTGGACGACCCACGTTGTCCTGTTGTTCCGGCTGGCACAACAACACCACCGGTTCCGGGTATTACGGGGTTGGATGCAATACCGATTACAGGTGCGCTATTTCCAGTTGCAACACTGATTTGGTTACTAACGCCGGTAATCGTGGTCTGGCTGAAGGTGGCCCCGCTTATGGTAACCAGACCTATTCCCGACAGACTGGATAGGTTTTGGAGGTTTGTGTTCAAACCGATTAAAGGATTTCCGGCCACGCCATCTGCGTTGGCGATCGTCATGCCACTGCCAACACTCAAGGACACGTTGGCAACGGTATTCGTGCCCGTCTTCACCAGCAAGCCCGTGGAGGCCGCATTCAGAGCCGCCGCCGCCCCGGTCATGTTGACCTGCAAAGTCGTTCCAGCACCGCCATCCGTTAAAGACAACCCGGTACCGGAAGTCAGGGCTCTGGCTTGAGTAAGGCCCGACGTGGAGCCCGTTGTCAGAAACGGGTAGTTAAGCGCACCCGCGCCCGCGATGGCGCCCGTGGTGGTCTGCACCGTCACACCGTTCTGCACGACGGGGACATTCTCGGTACCGGTTAACGCCCCAGCAGAAGGCAACTGCGTGATGGTTACTTGTGCAGACATTATGTACTCGCAGATGGGTTGGGGGCAATTGTGTCATTATTGCCGTTTTGAGTTGGGGTTTGCGTGTTCTGTTGGGTCGAGACGTAATACTGCCCATTTCCGGTGGTGATTAGGTAATCGTCGTTGGCGGCCACGCTGACATCCGGTCGCGGAAACCTTATGTTGATTCGTTCTGTCTGACGCGCCGCAAGTCGGTACGGGTCCAACTGATCCGCGCACCCTTGATCGCATACTCGCAGGCCCGGGAAGTTAGGGTCCGATCCCATTGACGAGAAGGCACGCTTACATTTGCATCTGTCGCAGATTCCGATGGCAAGAGAGGCGTTCCCTTCGGTATCAAGAAAGCGTGGCATGTTCCAACTCCCCAACGCCGATGTACTGTTTGTTGTTGACAATGCCTGAAATAACAGAAATAAAGAATCCTGTTTTTTGGCTTATCGCGTCATATTTGTGCCCAGCTTTTCGTAGTTGCCGAACCATTTGGACTCGTTCTTCATCTCGTTGGTATTTAGCGGCAACGCTTGTTGCATTTGCATTTTTTCTGTTTTCGGAAATAGATTTTGCATAGTCAGCATCAATCTTAAAACGCTCCGAAAAAACTTGTCCTGCTGCTTTTTGATAACCTTCTTTTCGGCAAGCAGTTGCTTTAGAACGAACCCTATGCATATGGGCATCGAAGTTTTCATCTACTGCGCGGCGTTCTTTTATGGTGCGTTCCCGTTCAACGGAAAAGTCGGTGTACACAGCAGGGTCAACGATGCCCTGAAGCCAGTTACACGCCCAACGATCACGTACATTACCAAGCATTTTGTACCGAACTAAATGCGCTATCGCATGGTCGATTGGATGCAGCAACACCAGATTTTCAGGCGCATCAGTACCGCCCACATGCTTGGGTTTGATGTGGTGCTTGTGAAAACCTTTAGTTAAGTTCATGGCATCAGCGTGTGTAAACTGAAATATTCGGGGCCAGATAAATCGGCGATTTATCCCGTTCTTCGTTCTCCGCGTCATTCAAGTACTGGGCGGCCATCTTCTCAAGATAGCCGATCCGGTCCAATTGCACCCCGGGTAGCTCCAAGCTCATCCGGTGCGACAGGTTCATCAGCACCGCCTCGTACCAGCGCTGGGGTATCTCTACCTGACCCGACAGCGCCCCGACATCCATGACTTGGCGGGAATACCACACCGTCATCTGGACAAAGTAGTCCGAGGGAACCGGCCATAGGTACATGGTGGGCTGGGGGATCGTCCGGTCGAACCAGAACTGGAAGGGCTGGTTGGCCGTGAAATTCTTGTTGGGCAGGTTGGTGTAGTCGTCCCGGTTCAAGCGGGACATCTGCAGTTCCCGGGAGTTGTTGCCAAAATACAACTCACGCAGGGCCAAGGTCGTGCCGCCGGTAGCCCGCATGCGGTAGAACGCAACGTTCTGGCCGGGGTCCACGTCCGTCCACACCCACTGGTAGTCGGTCACTGCCACATTGGTGCCCGTGGACAGGGTTTGCCACGTTGCGCCGTCCGTGGAGTACTCCAGCACGTAGCTCCATGTAGCGCTGCCGCCCGCCGCGATGTAGGGCATAAACCCGATGGAGCCAATGTACTGCGTGTTGGTCGTCCCAAAGTTCACGGCGATGTTGCCGTTGGTCGACGTCTGCTGGCAGTAGGTGGTGGTGTCCCCAACGACGTTGCCGACCGTTCCGCCTGCGGATGAGGTGTAGGCCCCATCGGGCCGGTTCATCGTCCTGTAGAGCACGTTAAGGGCGTCTATGGCCCCTACGGGCAGGCTGTAGATGTACTGGTTGGCGTTCAGGCCGATCACGGTCTTATTGATGGCCCAGTAGTTGATCCCGAGGTTTGCCAGATTGGACAGGAAGAAGAACAGCGATTCCTTGGCCGACTGCACCTGTTCGACCGAAAGCTCTTCGGCCAGCTTGCCGCATCGACGCGCACCGTGGTCGATGAGCGTCTGGACGGAAATAACGGTTTGACCAACGGTGCCTGAGTAAGCCATGTCCTGTCCTTACCAGCCGGGACAATCCCAGCGTTTTAACGACGCCTTTGCACGCGGGGCATCCCCCTTGGAGTGCTCTACAACGCCGCTCATGCGTGCGCAGAATGAGTCCTTACGCGCACCACCCTTAGGCTGGGGAGCCTTCAGGTGTGATCCTGTCTCCCGATTGTACTTGGCGCGGCCCTTCTCGGTAAGACCGGCGCCCTTGGACGCGGGCAACTTTTCACCACGGCCAATTGCTAAAGAGGGGGACTTTTTTGCCATGGTACTTACCAGCTTGGTGATTTTGTAGAACGTGATCCAGTTGAAGTGCGGCGGGTGGTGATGTGGCCGCCCTTCTTGGCCGCAATCGGCGAACTGGCATCAGAGACGGAGCCGCCCGATCCAAGATCGTTTTTTACGCGGTCAAGAGCCGCGTTGGCGTTCTGTGCCCCCGAACTGACGGCGTCAAGCCCCGCCGCCAAGCTACTGCCTCCGCCGCCGGTGCTGCCGTTGCCGGTGAAGGAGCTTTTAAGGCCAGCAGCAGGAACGGGCGGCGTCGAGGGGCCGTTGGCGATCATGCCGCCAAGGCCGGCGATCCCGCCGTCGGCCATCTTCTTGGGTTTGGCGGTCTTTGCCGAATCCCGGAAAGCCCCGGCAGTTGGCGCACCCTTGCTGCCCGGTTTGCGCATGTGCTCATCCGAGCCCTTGGCGATACGCTCCTGCTTGGCGTGGATGTTGGCGTACAGACCACCCTCTTTCATTTTCTTGGATGAGAATAGTTTTTCCACAATTTGTACCCTTTGAGGTTTGGTCGTTGCACGATTGACAATGCTTAAACGCTCTGGCTTGCTTTTGCCTTCTTCATAAAACCCAGCTTTTTTAAAAGACTGAGCTACCCCACCTTTTTTCATTTTGTCGGCCTTGACAAACTCCTTGCCCACCTTCTGGGGGACGCCCCCAAAGCCGCCCTTGGTATGGGCGGCGGCTTCCATGAGGCGGTGCTGGGCTGGTGACTTGCTGGGCATGATCAAGCGTAAATTTTGGTCATCTCAAGAACAACGGTGTACGTGTCACCTAGTGTGGTGTCGGAGGTAGAAAACAAGATATTTCCAGTTTTACCGGCGCCCGAATTGTTTGTAATACCACCAATATCAGAAAAATCATTCATGTAGTTGGTGTTTACTGTGGACAAAAAGAAAGGCACGTTAGTAGAGGCACCCCAATACAAGCGCACTTCCATGCCGTGGCAAACGGAGGTTATCTTGTTCACGATCACCCCAGTACAAGCCTTACCGGAGTTGCTCGCTGCTAAACTGGATGCGGTTACCTTTGTAACCAAATTTTCACCAGTGCCGTCACTGATGTTTGTAAATTTCATGATGGCTAGGCGCTCACCATCCATCAATGTTTGACTCGTTACTGCGTCAGCCATATTTTTCTCCAATTAAAAGTAAGGGGCATTTTAAGCCCCTTACTTATCAGCAATTGACGTTGCCGCCTGATTTGCGAACAACTGGCGGGTTCACGTTCCCCCTGCCAGCCCCCGCGTCAGGCTTGATGCCCAGTAACCGCTTGACGGCGGAGTAGGCCCTACCGGGCAGGCCGGTGATGGCTTCCCGGTCCTTGGTGTTCTCGTCCGTCATGTCCGAGTAAAACCTATCGTAGCCACCGCCGGTCATATCCGTTCCGCCACCGTCAGCAAACTTGCTCACCTTGCCGCCCTTTTTGAAGGTGCCGGACTGGGCAGTGTTGCTGACAGGCTTGGAGACGGGATGCTTTGGCATTGCCACGGCGTGACCAGTGCTAACACTGCCCCCCGTGGCGAAACGCTTTTTTGCAGCACCGCCTTTGGCGTAATGCTCATAGCCCGGGTTTTGTTTTGCCGTTGACATCTTGGTTTTGGCAAAGGCGCCCTCGTTGCCCTCAACAGTCCCGCCTGCCGCAAACTTCTCGTAGCCGGAGTCCTTCTTTGCCGTTGACATCTTGGTCTTGTCAAAGGTGCCCTCGTTGCCCTTGACGGTCGTCTTGTCCATCATGGCGTCGATCTTGCCGCCAGCAGCAAACTTCTTGCCCGCCATGGCTTTCTTGATCATGGCACGGTCTTGGGCCGCGTCATCATGCTTCATCGCCTTGCCACCCTTCTTCATCATAGGGGCTGCAGGAGCGGCTCCCATGGCAGGAGCGGCGCCCATAGCAGGAGCGGCGCCCATAGCAGCCTTGCGGGCCATCAGGGCCTTCAGTATAGCTATTTTGCGGGGGTCCACGGCGGGTGCAGCCATGCCGGGTGCAGCCATGCCGGGAGCGCCCATCATGCCGCCCATGGCCTTCTTGGCAACCTTGCCGCCCTTCTTGGAGTTCAGCATAGCGCCCGACATAGCCTTGCGCCGTTCCATCATCGAAGGCTTCTTCGGGGAGTCTGCTTCGCAGGCTTCTTCCGAGTACTTGGCCTTGAAGCCAGCGCCCTTCATGTTGGTGTGGCCGTTCTCGTCCTTGTCGGACAATACGTGACCACCCTTTTTCAGCTTCAGGATCACCGAGGGCTCGGTGGTTTCCATCTTCACCATTGGTTTAAATTGGCCCATGATCTACTCCTTAGGCTTGGGTTACACCAAGGGCGCCAACGCGAGTAGCGTTAGGGCCGACAGCGATAGCAGGCAACAAAATGCCAGCAACAGTACGAACGATGCCGTCCGAAGCCGTAGCAGGGGTATATGTACCGCGAACGTCACCAGTAGTGGCTGTCGCAACCGCAGTATCGGCGGCAACAAACGTACCAGCATCTTGAGCTAGTGTGTTGTTGCTCTTGACGCTAGCAAGGTATGCTACGTTAAATACGCGAACTGGCAAACCAAGAACGTCACTTGTACCAATGAGGACAGCAGTTGCAGACCCAGCAATCGTTGCACCAGAGATCTGGAAGAACGCCTTTTTGCCAGTAACAGCAGTGCCCGCAACAGAAACCGTAATGGTTTCAGTCATGGCTTGTCCGTAGTAGTCGTAGCCACTGACGGTAAAGGCACGGGCAGTCGTTGAGCAGTTCACTTTAACAGCGCGTGGCAGGTCTAGTTGGAGTACGGTCGTACCATCGGTACGAACAACAGACTTTACTGAAGTACCGGCAGTTAGGGTCACAGCGCCTGCAGCAGCAGCGGTTTGAGACGCGGCGATGTTGTTGGTTACAGCAGCCTGCGGGATGATGTCCCAAACGTAGATGCGGCCAACAGGGCCGATACCCAAGTCCATAGGGGACGGGTTATCAAACGTAATGTTTCCGTGCGCGGTCATGCTGGTGCTGGAAGCAGTCACCGATTGGTTGATGGTGTAGGTACCCGTGCCGCCGGTGCCAGTCCCGAATGCGGTGATGTAGGTGCCGTCGGTTACGCTTGAACCGTCAACATACATACCAACGGCGATTGGTGCGCCTTGACCAAGGACAGTCACCGTCAAAGTCGTTCCAGACATTGAGCCAGTGAAGGTGGTGGTGTAAGGCCGGATTCCGGTGCCCATGTAAGTTTGGGCCGGACCTAAGAATAGATCGTCTGAAAATTGGGGCATGGTCTGCTCCTTGAAAAGTTTGACCGATGTTTTAAAAAGTGGCGGGGATTGTGGCTCCCCGCCAGAGCCTTCGGGGGTATTAGATACCCGGAGTGCCGTACAGTGCGCGTGGGTCAGTGAATCCCACGTCGTAACGCTCTGTGGCCTTGTAGCGCATCGAGTCCGTCTCAAAGTCGCCTTCCATGGTCTTCTCCAGACGACGACGCATCAAGAGCTTCATGCCCTCGGGAGCGTCAGTCTGGACCCACCATGCGTTGGCACTGGTCAGACGGCTCAGAACAGCAGCGCCCTCGTCCAGCAAGCCGATGGATTTCACCGGGTTGATGTCGTTGTTGGCGTTACCAGTCCGCAGGACCGACTTCAGCAGCACTTCGGCTTGGAATACGTTGCCGGGGGCCACCACCAGTTGGCGGGGCACCAGACGGATACGCTTGCCGTTGTTGTCCACCGCTTGGCGGACTTGGATCAGCATCTGCTCCAAGGACGTCTGCGACAGGACAGCGGCGGTAGCCAACTGGTTGCTGAAGGTGCCGTTCACGATGGGGTGGGAGGCACTGATCAGTGGCACGCCGTCGCCGCCGGGGTACGCGCTGTTGAAGGCCACGTTCAGCACGTTGGCCGACAGCAGTTCCTTGGTTTCCACCAAAGACTGCGCCAGATGGCGGGCGTAGACCTGACCCAGACGGATGTGGTCGCCATCCTCAACAAGGACCTTGGTCAGGGCAAAAGCCAGACCGTAGACCTTGTACACGTAGCGCTTCAGGAACAGCACGCCACCCTGCTGATACGTCACCGGAGTGCCGTCAGGGAGTTGCGGTGCCGCGCCGAAACCGTACAGGACGGGCTCTTCGTGGTAGTTGCGGGGGATGCCGTCTTCCTCACGGAACACACGGCTCCATTCGTCGGCGCGTTGGTCGTAAACTCCGTCGAAGCATTCGTTGAGGATTGGCTCGACGATGCTTCGGAAGTCCGTACTTCTCATTGGTGCAGCCATTGTCGGTTCTCCTTATGCAATAGCGTTGAAAGTGCCGAAGAATTGTGAACGGCTGTTCACAACACG